ATGCCAGACATTAAATTTGAAATTAAAGAAACTACAGGAACTCTTTCAGAATCACCAAAAGGCTGGAAGAAAGAATTAAATCTAATTTCTTGGAATGATAAAGAACCTAAGTATGATATTAGAGATTGGGATTCGGAACACAAGAAGATGGGAAAAGGTGTTACTCTTACAGCAGAGGAGTTGAAGAAACTCAGAGATGTGCTGAATGGGATGGTGTTATAAATAAAAATCAGAAGGAGATTTTAATATGTTACTAAAGAAATATAGAGAAGTATATTTAATCAATAATTCAAACGATGTAAGATATTCAATTTGCAAGGTATTAAACGATTATGATAGCCAAGAAGCAGCAGAAGCAGATTTGCTAAAATTATTAAGTCATGAAGTATCTGAAACTGATTTGTTAAAAGACTTTGATAATAAAGGAATATAATATTAAAAGGACATTAATCTCTTGGAATGATAAAGAACCTAAGTATAACATCAGGTATTGGGATTCTGAACATAAAAAGACGAATAAAGGTGTCACTTTATCAGTTGAAGAATTAAAGACATTTAAGGATGCTTTTAATGGATTTGTGGTTACAAAGGTATAAATACAAATTTATTGATTTTGAAGTATAATGGGGGACATAGTAATGGGTAATAAAGCAGATGTAACAATAATCAATATAGAGCCATCTGATAATTTATTTAGAGAATTAGGTAATAATACTTATGATTTTAATGACTTAGTTTCAGAATTTATTGACAATTCAATTGCTGCGAGTAATAAATTTGAAAAAATTAAAGTTTATATTGAAATCGGATTATCGAAAGCTAAAGAAGAAAATTCATATTTTTTGATTAGAGATAATTCAAAAGGAATTTCAGAATCTAAACTAGGGATGGCATTATCTCCTGGTGGTACTTCAGGTGGTAAAACTTTAAATGAACACGGATTGGGAATGAAGCAAGCAATAGCAGCTTTAGGAGAATTAGAATATTTGTTAACAAAAACAGAAGATGCTGAAAAGGCAATTATGATTAATGAATTAAGGTTTGGAAAAATAGAAGCACAGAAAAGAGATGTTTCATGGAAATGTGGAACAGAGATTAAAGTAAGAAAAATTACTTCAATAGTGCCAACAGCTCCGCAAAAATATACTCAATCCGTACAATATTATTTAGGAGCTAGGTATAGAAGGTTTTTAAGAGAAGAAAAACCAAGAATGGAACTGAAAATTGTTCTTAAAAATATAGATGTAAAAGATAAAAATGGCAATTACGAAATTAGAAACGAATGGAATGTCAAAGAAATAAATCCGATATATTTTCATGTAAATACAAGAAGAAATGAACCGATGATTCATAAAAAAGTATTGAGCGGAAGAGGATGGAGAGCTGAATTAACATTTGGTTATGCTCCAACAGAAAAGCAGTATGAAGATTTGGGGTTAGAAGTTCCTAAAAATTATGAACCATACAAGGTTTCAATAGGCAAACAAGGATTTGATATAATCAATAATGATAGGGTAATTAAGTTTCATCAGCTTAGTGATATAGGATTAGTTTCTGTTAGACATAGTAAATTTAACTATATTAGAGGTGAAATTGATTTAATATCAGGATTTACAACTGCTATTACTAAAAATAGTATTATTTTAGATTCAAATTTTACAGAATTAATTCAACAAATAAAAGAAATGCTTGAAAGTAAAGGTTATTTGAGTAAGAAAAGTTATCCAGATGAAATTCCTGAAGCCTTGTTAAGAGATAGATTGGAAAATCATTTTAAGAATTCTAAGTTATTTAGAAAAAAAGATATTAAAAAAGAATATCCAATTGAAGGGTTAGGTGGATTTGTAGATATATTAGCTGATGGTGAGGTTTGGGAGATTAAAGTAAATGAAGCTATTGGACTTGATGTGTATCAGTTATTTGGGTATATGGATATGGGAGGTTTTGATAAAGGATATCTTATAGCCAAATCATTTAAAACAGGAGCACAATCAGCAGCTGAATTTATCGAAAGAACGCATAATAAAAAAATTGAATTAATTGAAAGGAAAGAGTTTCCGATAAATGATCCTCCTAATGATAAAGAGCTTGAAGAATACTATTAGTTTTGGAAATAGATAATGTTATTTTAAGCACCGGTTTTTAAGAGCTGGTGTTTTATTTTGTCTAAAAATATTTAAATTGGTATCTTAAGGGAGTATAATTTAATTATTGTGAAATTTTAGAATAGAGCAAATTTATATAGATACATAACAGATTGGGGGCAAAATTTATGCAGCAAAGGCAGATTAAGATTTATAGTTTTGGAAGAAAGAACATTATTGATGGAGTTATTTCTGCTGAAAATTTAGAAGGAAATATAATAACTTTAACAGAGAGCTTTCTTACATTTGCATATGAGTGTTATAAAAATGAAAAGCTAGAAGATGGTCAGCTAATAGATGAAATAATAAAAGTAATGTTGCCAGCATCTGAGGAAGATGCTAAAGCTGAATGGGACAATGGATTAACTTTTAATGATAAAAAATATTATGCATGGTTTGCAACCACAAGCGGCATGAAAAAAGAAAATTGGGGAAAATGTGAAACTATATTTTTAAGGGAAGACTTCTGTGATTTTGGCAAGGAATTTGAAGAGTTAATTTCTTTAGGTAAATTTAAGGAGATTGAAGAGAGTAAGGAGAAAATCTGTATTAATAAGGATGTTTTAAGCAGGTTGTCATTAGGAGTTAGTAATTGCTATATGGCAGGGGATATGCCTGATATTATAGTATTGCCACAGCCTAAGTTTCATATAGTAAAGGATTATAAAACCGTAGAAAAATTTAAGGAAAAGGTTAAAGATAAAAATGATGAGGAACGAGAAAGGGTAAATTATAATTTAATTGATTACCATTTCGATGATGATATAGATGTTTTTGATGGAGGAGCTATAGCAACTCCTAAAGTTTTTAGGCAGATAGAGAAAGAATTAAATATTAACTATTATATAGAATTTGCAATCATAAGAGGTTATGGCATTGGAATAAAAGGAATGATTACTAAGTTTGATATTCTGAAATATTTATGTGTTTTCTATAAAGAGAATACAGATTTTTGTAAAAAAGAAAATGATAAATATTATTTAAAAGATATGTGGAATGAGTGGCAGGAAGTTACTGATAATACTATGCTTTTAAATGAATCAATGGTGAAGTTAGCAAAGTACTATAAAGTTGATAATGGTGAAAACATGGCAACCTATAAGAAGAGAATTGCTGCAGTAGATGAAAAATACAAGGGCATTATTAATAAACTTTATGTTACTAAGTTCAATAAAAAAGATGAGGATATAGAAGAGTATAGAAGGCTAAATTATCAGCTTCTTACTGCATTAGCTTTAAGTAAAAATGATTATGTGGATTTAATAAAAGAGGATATTAAAACTTACAGAAAAATATTAAAACCTTTTCAAAAGACTAGCGAAAAGGAAGAATGGACTATAAATATAGACGCTATAAGATTATTTTTTAAGAACATTATAAAAGGTATAAAAAACGATGATGAGGAAAGTGAAGAATTTCAGGAGGAAGCTAAGAATATTACTAATAATGTGGTTAATAAATGTGAAGAGCTTCTTAATATTTCAGAAGAATTTGTAAATCTAAAGTTTGTTAAAAATAATTTAGCAAAGCTTATAGAAAAGAAATGTAGGGAACTTGCTGTTGGAAAAGTTACAGCTAAAGCTAAATATCAGTATATTGCAGTAGATCCTATTTCGTATATGAATTATGCAATGTATAGAGACCAAAAAGACAATGGACTTAAAGAAGGAGAGTTTTATAGCTTCGATTACGATGATGAAGATATAAGAACTATAGCAAGAAATCCACTATGTGCTTATAGTGAAATTCATAATGTTAAATTTGTTAGAAATGCTTTCTTTGATAATTATTTAAGTCACTGCAGGGAACTAATTTATTTTAATCAAAAAAGTGATATTTTAGCACTTATGAGTTCGGCAGATACTGATGGAGATGCTTGTACTGTTATAGATTCAGATATTATAAGAAATGCTGTATTAGTTCCGCAGGATGGCAAATATTTTATAAATACTGATGATGGACATAAGGAGCTTATGGAATATAACTACGATAATAGATTCTATGCAACTTATAGGGCTTCAGGAAACTTAATTGGAAGCATTGCTCTAAAGAGTGCCAGAATTAATTCAGATAGTCAGCAGACTTATGATTATTACGATACAGTAAATAATAAGTTTAATTTATATGAACGGTTTGATGAAAAGCAAAAAGAAGCAAAAGATATATATGAAAAAGAAAAAAATGAAAAATTAGAAAGTGGAGAATGGATTACAACTTATAAGGCAAGCGAACAGCATAAAAAATTTATTAAGCAGAGATTTTATGATAATGAGAAAGATATTTACATAGTTTTATATAATGCTATGGTAAGTATAGATGCTCCCAAAACCTTATATTTTCCAAGTAAAGCAGATATGGAAATTATAAATAATAAGTATGGAAGAAAAGCCTGGTTCTTACAGTATAAAGAGAACAAAGAAAATGTAGATATAAAAAATTATTCTTATACATTTGGGCTTCTAGATGAAATTACGTATGTTATAAAGTACAAATTGTTAAATGAAATAAATAGTATTGTTACTAAGTTTGATAATAAATCAGACTTAATACAAGAAAAGCTAATAAATGCAGATTATATAATAGAAGAATATAATTCATGTGTGCAAGATATTACTGCAATGTATAATAATTATACAGAAGAAAGAAAAAATATTAACAGTGAATGTTACAAAAAGGAAAGAAAAGAAACTAGATATAGAGATGAAATGATAGAGAATGCTTGTTGGGGGCAATGGGAAGAAGATGACTATGAAGCAAAAATAGCTTCTTTTAAAAAAGAAAAATACAAGCAGTATAAGGAAGTAGATGCTAAATATATTGTTAAGGCTGATGAAATACTTAATAATTATAATATTGCAACCATTGCTAATGCCATTGGAAATATGAAGAATTGTACAGAGGATTTTATAATAAATTTATTTTATCCTGTCTTTGAATACCTTAATGGTAAGCTGCAGTCAGATAGATATGTATATATGAAATCATTAGATGGAGATATAACTTATCTTTATGAAAAATATAAGAAAATAAAGCTTGAAGCTATAGATAATAGTAGCATAGTTAAGAACCTACACTTGGAAGAGAAGAAAAGATTAAAGGTAATAGATGTAAAATGTGATGTAAGAGCAAGGATACTAGATAGTGAAGTTATAGCGTTGATTCAATCGGAACTTAAAAATAATGGACAGATTTCTTTTGATATAAAAATAATTGATAATAAGGTTATTTTATTAAAAAATGAAAAGCAGATGCTGGAAGTCTTTGATGACTGGATTCAGATAAATGAATATAATTTACTGAAATGTAGTAGTATCAAATTTGAAATATTAGTTGATGTAGCAAAAACTAAGAAAAGCTTGAAATTAACAGCAACAGAAATAATTATATAGTGGGCAAGCTTTCACTAAGGTTCACTTCGCACTAAAGTGCTTATTCACCAAGTGAAAGTCTTCCAGACCCACTTTTGTGGAATAATCTCAAATTGATTTATACAAATAGTATTCCACAAATTAAAAAGGAGGTCATGAACTATATGATAAATGATACAATTGTAATAACACAAGAAAGAATGGCTGGGTGGCTTATGTTTAATAGGTTTCATAAAGTGGATGAAAAGCCAGACTTAAAAGATTCAAATAGAAAAATATTTATATTTAAGGATTCTCCTAAATTAAGAGAAACTATGGGAAAATATAGCCAGTTCAAAGAAGTTATAAGTTAATGGTAAAGTTGGTGAGCAGAACATATGGAGGAATTAAAGGAACATGAAAAATCAATATTTAATGAAATAGTATACAATAAAAGAATTGAAGAAAAAGATGGTAAAACAGTAGAGTATGAATATTTATTTAGTCATATGATAAAATCCAATACTGTAAATGAATTGATTGAAAATACAGATGATAAAACAATTGAAATTGCAAATTCTGTAGAAGAAAATTCAAGAAAGTTTTTTGAAGATAAAAATGCATATGTATCGGAACAACAACTTAATTTCTACAATGATTGTACTAAGCTTATTTTCAGTGCTTTAAGGGTAGAAAATCCAATTTTGATTCCTGTAAGATGTGGGTTTGGTAAGAGTACTTTTTTAAAAACTCTTATAGGTACAATTATAGGAAAGACTAAGTATGGGTTTGTTTCAAGTGAAATTAAAAATAATTATTTGCCAATGATAATAACAACGGATAGGGTAAATGATTTAAAAGAACTTAGCAGCTATATTACTAAAAAATACGGATATTATAATGAGTACACTTATTATGATGAGAAAATTAATGATGTAGTTACTATTAAGCAACCATACATATATGTTTTAGAAGGCTGGAATAAAAGTATACGATGTAAAAATTATAAAAAAGTTAAGAGCTATAAGGAAAGTATTGTAAGGTGTACACAGGAGAAATGTGAATTCTTTGGTAATTGTGAAATGGGAAAACAAAAAAGAGAACAACTGTATTCACCAATACTTGCGATGACAAATGCTAGATTAAGTTATTTGACCAATACAGATGATGTAGATAAAGGAATAAATAGATTTACAACTTTTATTGATAAAAATAAGGAAGAAATAACAAGAAAAAGATTACTGATAGATGAAAAACCTCAATTACTTAATAACAGTGTTATTAGTATTGATGAAATTGGTAAAATGAAAATCCTTGTTAATAATTACGATTCTTCAGATGATGAAAAATATAACAGCTATAAATTGGGCATGTTAAAAGAACTTAATAATATTGAAAAAAGAATACTTGAGATACAGGAAGAATTCAAAGATTATAGAAATGCTTTTGTAGTATTAGATGAAGAAATATTCAGTACAGAATTTAAAGAAAATTGGTTTGATTTTTTTGGCGTAAAATATAACCAGTACATAAATGCGTTTGAAGATATGTTTAGAAATGGTGCTTTGTGGTGTAAAGGTAAAAAGATGTTTTTCTATACTATAAGCAGAAATAGTTTTAATGTCGGAAATTTGAAAACATTTATATTTGATGGAACAGCGGAGATGAGTCTTGAGTATGAAACGGGAGAAAACGATTTTGTATATTTGAATATTGATGATTATAAGAAATATGACTATGTTACCTTTCATATTATACAAGAGAATTTTAGCAGAGATTCTATTAAGAAGAGACCTAAAAAGTTAAAGGCTGTATGTGATTGGATTAAAGAAAGTATTAAAGATAAAACCTATGTTATAAGCTATAGGGAATGTGATGATATACCTGTAAATGAATTACTAACAGAAAATTTAAAAGATATACCTAGTATAGTAATGTGCAAAGACAGTAATAAATTACCTTATTTCGGGAATACCAAGGGAAAGAATGATTGGAGCAGTTGTGTTAACATGGTTCAAATCGGATGGAATAGGTATAACTCAGACATTTATATTGCTGAATATTTAGCATCTAGTCACGTCATTAAGGAGCGAATTAAAGAAAACTATGAAGAAACTAAATATAAAATACCTGAATTATTATTTGGAATAGATGAGAAAGGAAGATTTGAATTCCACTATCTCGAGCAGTATAGATTGATGAAAATGATTGTTGATTTTGAACAGGAAGCTTTTAGAACTAGGATAAGGGAATTTAGCAGTAATAAAGAAGTTCATATATATTTATTTGCTGTTAGTGATGCTATGCGTAATATGATATATCAGAGGTTTAGTAAGTGTAATTTCATTGATCATACAGGCATTAAACAGTTTGAGGAATTTAAAAAGCTTGATAGAAAAGGAAATGAAGATATAGAAAGATTAATCAATTGGCTGGATAATGATTGGAATAAAAAGAAAATTGAAAGTAAAAATGTGAAAGAGCTACTTAAAATAACTACTAGTAGTTGGACATACGTTTTTAATAAGGATAAGAGTTTTCAGAAAATGTTAAAGGAAAGAAGAATAAAGCAGAAAAAAGAGGGCAAAAAATATTTCTTAATAAAGTATTAGTAAACGTTCATACCTTTTAAGCGGATAAACGTTGATATATAAGCCTTAAGACGGTTTTAGTAGTAATTTTTCTATATAAATAATTTAATAAGGATTTTACGAGTTAAAGTTGTATAAAGCTTGATATAACTAGCGTTAAGCGTATAAAAGGTGCAAAAAATGGAAGATGTAAGGTGATAAGTTAAAGTAAAGATGACAGATTTTAAATGGAATTGCATGAATATGGAGCAATGCCATTTATGGCTTGCGTAATATTCATGCAATACTATTTAAAAGATGGCATACCAAATACTTTATAGAAGATATATGAGCGTGAGGTGAGGAACGAACCCACAGCGAATTAGCTTATAAAAGTATGCGGTAGTAAAAAGTGATTTTATAAATAAAAATACAGCATTTAATCATAGAAACATATAAATGATATGGTATAAATGAATAAAATAGGCTTAATGATTTTAAATGTTGAATATAGTGGGCAAGTTATTTCTAAGTGTATAACTGCGGCTAAAGCCTTGTTATCCGCTAAGAAATAATGTTCCACACCCACTATTATGAAGGTTGTTGTAAAACAAGATATATTATGATTTTAAAATTAAGTTAACATATTAACGAGATATAACTGTCTATTCAAATAAGATTAGGCAGTTATTTTTATCCCTAAAATTAAGGAGGAGTTACATAGTGTATAACAATATAAAGTTAACAATTTCAGAAAAAAGAAAAAATGATATAAAGAATAACCTTTTGGCTAAAATTATATTTTCATATAAAAATTTAACTAAATCAGAAAGAGAGATTCTTAAAAAATTAAATACAGATTATATGACAGTTTATTATGCTATTTATAACAAAATAAATTCTGAAGTAGAAGCACAGAATAATATGGCGTGGATTAAAAGAGCCTATTGTTTTCTTAATGATGAACTTAAATCATGGAAAAAGCTAGAACATGAGTGGACAGAAATACATAATAAAAATCTTATTTCTATAAGAAAAAATTTAGAGCTATCAGGAGATGAGATACTAAATGAAGACCAAATAACAAAAGAAGAATATGAGGATTTAATGTATCTTCAGGAACAGATTGATATGTGTGATAAAAGTATAGAGCATATTAAAGGATTATTTATTTCTTTAAACAATAAACTTATAGAATGCTGTAAGTATATAGAAAATATATCCTTTGACAATTTCTGTTCACTTATTGGAATAAATAGAGTTACAGCACTTAAAAATCTTAAAGATGATTTTGATTATACTAAAGATGATTATTTTCCTTATTACTATAGTTTGCTATGGTGGGGAATAGAAGATGCTAGAGAGGAAGATGGTTGGAAAAGTAACAGAAATGGTATGCCATATTTTTACCTTTGCACAGAAGCATTTATATTTGAATTAGATAGAAATAAAGAAGTTAAGAAAAAAGTTGATGATTACTTAATCTATGATATGGGACTTGGAAGTAGTATGGTTACATTAAAAACGAATCAAAATGGTGAGCAAAGTATTGAAAAATATTATCCACCATTGAAAGCAGTAAAGTAGGAGTGTCTGTAATGGATGCTCCTTTTATTTCGAGAGGAGAGGTTATATTGGAATTTAAAAAGTTAAAAATAGACCAACTTAAACATGCTGAATATAATCCACGTAAGGATTTAAAAGCTGGAGATGCAGAATTTGAAAAAATAAAAAACAGTATTAATGAATTTGGTTATTGTGAACCTATTATTGTAAATAGTGATTTTACTATAGTTGGAGGTCATCAAAGAGCAAAAGTTTTAAAAGAACTTGGTTATGATGAAGTGGAATGTGTTGTAATTGATATTGATAAAACTAAGGAGAAAGCATTAAATGTTGCTTTGAATAAAATATCTGGTGAATGGGACTTAGAAGCATTGGCAAAATTACTGGATGATTTAAAGGTCGAAGATTATAATGTGGAACTTACAGGTTTTGATATGAGTGAAGCTGAAAAATTATGGGATGAATACATAGGTAAAGATGAACAGCAAAAGGAAGAAGAAATCCCTGAGCAACCAGAAGAACCTGTAATTAAAGCAGGAGATATTATTCTATTAGGCAAGCATAGGATTATTTGTGGTGATGCAACTAAAACTGATGATATTGAGAAGTTAATGAATGGCAAAAAGGCAAAGCTTACTGTTGTAGATCCTCCTTATGGAATTTCATATGTTGGTAAAACTGAAGATGCTTTAACTATTGAAAATGACAATTTAAATGATGAAGAATTCTATAATTTTTTACTTGAAGCATTTAAAAGAGTTTATGAAATATCAGATGATGGTGCAAGTATGTATATATTCCATGCAGATGCAAAAGGCTTAATTTTTAGACAAGCATTTGTTGATTCAGGCTTTAAACATTCTCAATGCTGTATTTGGGTGAAAAACACTTTTGTAATGGGAAGACAACCATACCAGTGGCAACATGAACCAGCTTTATTTGGTTGGAAGCCTACAGGTTCACATTATTGGAATGGGGACAGAAAGCAGAGTACGGTTTGGAATTTTGACAAGCCTGTAAGAAATGACATTCATCCTACAATGAAGCCAGTTCCTCTCATTGAATATATTATAAAGAATTCTAGTAAATACGGTGATATTGTTGTAGATACATTTCTTGGAAGTGGGACTACATTAATTGCAGCAGACAATACTGATAGAATTTGTTATGGCTCAGAACTTGATCCTAAATATGCACAGGTTATTGTGGAAAGATGGATTAATTATAAGGATGGAATAAATGGTGATGATGTTATTATTGAAAGAGAAGGACAGCAAATAAAATTTTCGAAATTAAAAAGTAAGCAGTTAGTGGAGAAATAAATTCTATTAATTGCTTTTTACTATCCCCTTAATTGTATTGACTTAATGTGCTTGTAGAGTGATTAATGTACACAACAAATACATTGGAGGGATTTTATTATGGATAGAAAAGAAATCGTAAAAGTTTTAAGTGAGTATCTTGGAGTTAAGGCTGAATATATGGGAGTACCAAGCTTTGCATACCAAATCGAAACTGAAGGAGAAACTTACACAATTGATAAAGCAGGAAAGATTACAAATGAAGAAGGCTTGGAATTAGAACTTGAAGCTATATTAAAGCCAGAAGTTAAAATTCAGGGGCAGGAAGAAAAGAATGTTATAGAAGAGAATGCAGAAACAGAACCTCAAATTATATCAGTCCCAATATTAGGTCATACAGGAATAAGCTTAAAAAATCTAGTGAATATTATATACAGCAAACATGAACTTATTCAGAAATCTTTAGGGATTGAAGAAAACATAGTAGCCGAGGAGTTTATAAAAGAAATTAATGAAGCAAAGATTTCTAATATAGATGATTTTCAAAAGGCTATAGCTGGGAAAGAAAGCTGCATACAGATTGAGTTTAACTTTGAAGAACAGAAAATAAGTTTTAACTTTATAAAAGCTAAAGTAGAGAATATTACAGCATATACTCAATTTATAGAACTTTTAAATCAGAGTGCAAAAAAATTAAAACATGCTTCAGCAAAGGTCAGTTCCACTGATAATCCAAAGTTTACATTCAGAGTTTTTTTAATAAGGCTTGGTATGATAGGAGATGGATATAAAACTGCAAGAAAAATATTACTTGAAAAATTAGAAGGTAATGCTGCTTTTAGACATGGAAAACCTGAAAAGAAAATTGAAGAGCCAACTGGGGAGCAATAAGCTTCCCTTTTTTCTTGGCTTTGTGAGGGCTTGTGTTGCAATATTTTTATCAAGGTAGGGCATTTGCTTTACCTTCTTTTTTATTGAGACACAGGCGAAGGTATAAATGGGTTAGATGGATATATATTTCAACTTTACTTTTAGGTTGGTTCAGAGGTAATGTACTACCTAACCCAATATTGAAAGGTGGAGTTATTGATGAAAACTGAATATTTGATTAAGGAAACTTTGAAAGGCTTACTTGCTACAGCTAAGGAAAAGTTATGTGTGTTAGGAGAAGATGATGCCAAGGAGGATTTAAAAAAGCTGAGAGAAGTATATGAAGACTTGGTTTTGTTCTGGGGATTAGATGAGGAGTTGATTGGTGAGTTTGATGAAAAAATTTGGATATTGAAGTAAGGATTAAAGGGAGCTGAATAAGCTCCCAATAGTTTAAAATAAACCTCTTGTTCCTAAACTTTTACCTAAACTACCTTTAATACTTCCTACAACTTGATTTGGTGTTTGTTGGTTATGAGCATTTACAATCAGTGAAATTGAAGTAGATGAAATATTAATAATAGAAAGTGATAGAGTGTTAATTCCAGAGACTCCTCTTTTTTGCATTTTCGTTAATGTATGAGTGGCTTGAGAAATCTCAACAGTATTTAAAGGTCTGCATGGTGTTAATGTTATTGGCATAATATTACAACCTCCTTATAGCTTTATATAATTTCATAAAAAGCATGGTTTGCAGTGTTTTTGTGATGGGATAAGATATTAGGGAAAGAACCGCTTTCTACTTCTGAATAAAACCACTTGCCTAATTTTTGCTTTTCAGGATTAGTTAATGATGCCCAATATCCAGCAAGTATTTGATTCAATTCAACTATAGCACCAGTAGGCATTGTACTCGTTGCAGTAATTATACGTGTTTTCCACATTGAAAAATTCACCTCCTCTTTATGATACTTTTTTTCAAAAATATAAGAAATATCGATATTAAGTGCGTTTGAAATCTGTAAAAGACTTTTTAGCGTCAGTTTGCCAAGTCTTAAATCATAAAGCAGTTTATTAAGGCTAGGCAGGCTTCTGCTAAGTTTATTAGCAAGTTCAACTTTGGATAAGGATTTTTCTTCAAGTATCAATTCCAAAGAATTAAATAATTGTTGCCCTAATTGTTGAAGCTGTTCATCTATTGTATTAATGTTATCATCCCTCTCTTGAATAGTGATTACTTATATGTTATATACTAATAGTAACACACAAATACGTTATACACAATAGCAAAAATAAAAAATTGGAGGTGAGGTGAGTGAAAAATAATAGAAAGGCTTTAACCAAGTATGAAACCAATGTTGAGCCGAGGTTCACTGAAATAAAGAAATGGATAATTGAAGGGCTTACAGATGAACAAATCGCTGAAAGGCTTGATATTCATGTGTCTATGATATATGAATACAAGAAAAAGCATCCTGAATTTGCTGAGGTTATAGACAGAAAATCTAAGTGGGAAACCCATATAGTGCCGAGGCTAAAAGACATTCAGCAGTGGTGTGAGGAAGGACTAACGAATCAGGTTATATGCAGTAGGTTAGATATACCCGAAAGCACATGGTATGAGTATCAGAATAAATACCCAATTCTTTTAGAGTTAGTGCGGATGTCCAAGTCTGTTATGGATACAAAAGTTGAAAATGCACTTTTGAATTCTGCTCTTGGATATGATTATGAAGAAATTAAAACGATTGTTGAAGAAGATAAAAATGGAAAGAAAAGAACAAGAATAGAGAAGACTAAAAAGCATATGCCTGCGAATCCAGCAGCTCAAGCTTTTTGGTTGAAGAATCGTAAACGTGATGAATGGAACGAAAGAAAAGAAATTGTATTTGATACAAAGGCTCAGGAAGAAGAAAGAAAAAGGTTGTTCCTTAATATGATAAAGGATGATGTTCTTGATGCAGATTATTCTATATCAAATGAAGAAATACCAGAATTAAAAGAACCTGAAATTACAGAAGAAACGGATGAAGGATTTATTGATGAAACTGATAATAACGATTATAATGGAGATGAAGAGAATTCAATAGAAATATAAATGCTGGAGCATAATCAATAAATATTATGTATCCAGTTTTTTTATAGATAAATGCTTTTTAACCCTTTAAGAATGGCTTAAAACCGTTGAAAAATCTAAGAAACTCACAACATAATCGCAGTTATGTATTGAGATTAATTCCTTTCAGAGGTATCATGTAACCAATGAAAGAAGGTGCTTTATATGAGCTATATCAACGGTTTTAAAGGATATTTACAGGCAAAAGATAAAAGTATAAATACTGTTTCTTGCTATGTAAGAGATACGAAGGCTTTTATAGCTTGGTACGAAAGCAGAACCGATGCAGGTATTGAAAAGGTTATTGAACTGGACTTGGTGGAATATAAAAAGCATTTGCAGAGTTCAGGCGAAGCAGTTATAACAATCAACCGTAAACTCGCCAGTATAAATTCATTTTTAAAGTATTTGAAGCAAGAAGGCATTATTAATGAAGTAATTGCAGTTTCAGTTATAAAAGACAAGGATAAACGGCAGTTTAAAGGGCTTGCAGATAAAGAATTATGGAAACTTAGGAATGAAATACACCGAGAAGGAAACCTAATGCATATATGTATTATAGAGATATTACTTCAAACAGGTATTAGAGTAAGTGAATTGGTTAATATTAAGCTTTCAGATATAAAAATATCCGATAGAAAAGGCAGTTTACAGGTCATTGGTAAAGGTAATGCCAAGAGAACTGTTCCACTCAATAAAGATGCAAGAAAATCTATTAATAAATACCTAGAAGTAAGGCAAGATGATGGCTCAGACTACTTATTCATAGGTCAAAGAGGAGCAATAAAACGAAATGCAGTGAACCTTATATTAGAAGGCTATGGAGAAAGGATTAAAATCAAAGTAACTCCTCATATGATAAGGCATACACTTGGATATAACTTGGTCAAAAAGAATATTCCTATAACAACTATTCAGCAAATATTAGGGCATGAGAGTATTACAACTACAAATCTGTATACTCAAACCCCAGAAGATGATATGGTTAAGGCTTTGGAAGGTTTGGAGTGGTAGAAACCATTCCTTTTTTTATTGCCTTCAGGGCAGGGGTACTTCTATATACATAAACGAAGGCGTCAGTAAAGGGTGTAGAAATTTTTTTGACGTTTTTTATCTATTTTTAAAGGGAATTATGTTTTTTTGAAGAATATAAATTATTGTAAAAGTTGTAATAATATTTCGGGGAGAGAGTAAAATGAATAATGAAGTAAAAAAATTCCCAGAATTTTTTCCTAATTTATGTCCACCAAAAGAGGCTAAAGAAGAAAATATTCTTGTGTATAGATTAACAAAAAATAGTCCAGCGACTGAGAAGGATTTTTTATCACATGTTTTATTATACCCAAACAAAAAATATACAGATATAAAAGCATATGGATTATCTGTATTTGAGGATTATAATGAAATAAAAAATGCATTAAATCTTAATCCAAGGTTAAGAAAGTTTAAATATATTTCATATGGCAATACTTTTGAATATACAGGAGTTATATTAAGAACGTCAAATGAAAGGAGCAATTATAAATCACATATTACGTGGTGGCTATATAAAAATATATATCCCCATACATATTTTAATATTAGAAAGGATGGTGAAAAAAGTGAATGATTATTGTATGAATGTTGATTTGTTAGGAAGATTATACATAAAGAAAGTTTTTGTTTATTATGATGAACCACTTATGTTTAGTTGCTATAATAAATTTAACCAACTTTTTTTAGCTAACTGCATTGATGAAGATGATGAAAAAAAGATGTGGATATTATTACCTGTAAGCCAATATAAATTAAATTTAGCTGAAAAAAATGAAATATCGGTTAGAAGTTTATTTATAGATCCAGAGGAACCTTTTCTATGGAAATTAGAACAAAATATTGATTCTTTAATGGCAAAAGCAAGTCAAATAAAACCAGAAATATTAACTGATGATGAGTTGCCAACAGAGGATGCATATTTTAATATAGAAATTGAAGATAAGTGTATGCCGAAAAATAACAATACAATAATAGAAGATGCAATTGATGAGGAAAGAACTATTTTTGATCTTTCATTAGAAGTTGAAGATAATCATTCGCATGAAATATCGCCAGATATTTTAGGAAATACTCTTTCTAATTTATATGAATTGATTCATTCTGTTGATAAAGAAAATTCAGATGATGATGAATTGTATGTGGCAGGCTTTTATGCAGCATCATTTGGAGTTAGATTAAAATCTAAAAATAGAGCAGATTTATTAGGAGAAATAAAGGTTCATAAAAAGATAGAAACTATAATGGATTTATTGGAATGCAAAAATGATGTTGAAAAACTAACAAAAATGTTTAATTCTTTAAACTCGAAAGTAGTAAAAAAATATAAAAATCTTCTAAATACCTTGTCAAAGGGCAAAATTGGAATAAAAACATATGTAGCAAGTCCAAATAGAAGGTATAAAGAAGCAATAATTTCAAGCAATGAAATAAGCAGTAGTTTAAATACCTTAGAAATGGAATGTACTACAATAATAAATAATTATGAAATAACAGGTGAATTAGTTGGTGTTAATATTGAAAATAATACATTCTTTTTTAAAGATAAAAATGATAAAAAATTTAAAGGTAAAATATCTGAGAACATAAATGTAGATATATTTACAATACCATTCTATACAAAAATAAAAATTGAAGAAAAAATAAGTACTTATAAGTTTTCAAATAAAAAAACTACAACATTTACATTGTTAGAAATAGAAAGTTGAGGTGGTTTATGCAGTGATAGAAAACAGTAACTTAATAACTTGCGAAAGGGAGAGTAAATTACTGCACCAGTATATGCAAAAATACTTCTCACAACCCAAGATAAAACAGCTTGTAGAAACATTTTCTTTTTCAGAACTTCGCAGGTTACTTGGTGAGATGGATATAGAGTTCTTTGCTCTCTGCTATTTTCCTAAATACTTTGATAGAAAGTTTGGAAAATTTCACAGGGAGCTTTTTACTGAATTAAAATATATGTTAAACAATAAAGGGTTGATTGAAGCTTTTGGACTGCCGAGAGAGCATGGAAAAAGCACAATTAACTCTTTTTTATTTCCGCTGTATTCAACATTATATAATAAATCACAATTCACATTAATTATATCAGCTACAGAGCAGATTGCAGTTCCATTTCTTGATATGATTAAAGGTGAACTTGAAGAAAATCAAATGCTTATTGATGATTTTGGCATTCAGAAGGGAAACAGATGGAATAATAATGAGATATGGATTAGAACTAAAGGTGGCATAAATTCATGCATAATGATAAGGGGAATTGATGGTTCGTTAAGAGGAATACATTATAAGCAATACAGACCAACACTGGTTTTGCTGGATGATTTATTAAAAGATGATACTGCAAAATCAGAAACTAAACGTGAACAAGTTAAATCTACTTTTACAGATGTTGTTATTCCAATAGGCACGAAGGATACCAATATATTAGTTGTTGGTACTATCTTAAATGAGGAAGATTTAATGGCTGAACTACTTAAAGGAAAAATTCCAGGAGTTAGGAGCATTAAAAAATCAGCTGTTTTAAGTTTTGCTGAAAGAGATGACCTTTGGGCAGAGTGGCAAGTAAAATATAATAATTTACAGGATGAAGATAGAATTCAAACAGCTCTATCTTTTTTTTATGCCCATAAAAATGAAATGCTAGAAGGAACAGAAATATTGTGGGATGAATATTTGGACTATTATTATTTAATGTGTAAGAAGCAAAGCATGGGTGAGAAAAGTTTCTATAAGGAAATGCAGAATGACCCAAGAAGTACAGATGATTATATATTTCAAGACATTAAATATTGGGATAAGCTTCCTAAATTTGAAGATATGGAAATAGTAATGTATATTGATCCAGCTATAAAAGCAGGTAAACGTAATGATTATTCTGCAATAACTATATTGGGAAGTCACAGGAAAACTAAGCAGATGTATGTGATTGATGGTTCAATATATAAATTACTTCCTGATGATTTATTTAAGGTGGTAGTAGAAAAGTTGAAAAATTATCCAGTTGAAAAAATAGGATTTGAAACAGTGCAGGCACAGAGCTACATAAAACAAAAACTTGAGGAAGAACTGTGGAAGAATAAGATTTATGTTCCTGTGGAAGGTATTAATTCTAAAGGGCAGAAACATGAGAGAATAATAAGTCTTGAGCCTGATGTTAAAAATGGGCATATATTATTTAATTCAGATAATATTCAATATAATAATCAAGTAAAGGATTACAACAAAAACTGTAGGCATGATGATGCACCAGATAGTTTATATGGAGTTGTTCAGTTAGTTCAGGGAGTACAGAGCTTGAAGTTTTATGATAGAGGATTGTTGTTTTAAAATATTATCAGAAATTAATAATTATTTTTGCATTTTTGCATATAATTTTAGTGAAAAGTATAATTAAAAATAGTATAATAGGTCTATAATATTATATATTAGATTTTATAGTCGGGAGGAGATATCATGTATACAGTTCAAGATATTGCAAATTTATTTTTAAATAAAATATCAAATATAACAAATAAAAAATTGCAGAAATTAGTGTACTATGCTTATTCTTGGTATCTAGTCTTAAATAATGAAGAAGTTGATAAATTAGAACTAAAGCTCTTTGAAAATAAATTTGAAGCTTGGGTTCATGGTGCTGTGTATCCAGAATTATATGCAGAGTATAAGAAACATGGTTCAGGAGTTATACCAAAATATGAAGGAAAATTAGCTGATTTTTCAGAAGATGAGTTAGATGTATTAAATCAAGTAATTGATGTTTATGGTGAATATACTGGGAATGAATTAGAAAGTATTTGCCATCAAGAAAGTCCTTGGATGACTGCAAGAGAGGGACTGCAACCATTTGAACCTTCTAATAATCCTATTGAAGATGTAGAAATATTTAGATGTTATTCTAAGAGATTGTAAAATGGGAAAGAAAGTTAAGAATACAAAAGAACCAAGCAGAAAAGTTAAAAATATAAATGTTGAAGATATAAACTCGTATTTATATAAAGAAAGAAATTTAGTAATTGATTTTTCATTTGAAGGAGCAATGATTTCTTGTAAAAAAGGAGAATTCAATAATTTTCTTAAGGATAATAATGAATTTATCAAAAAATTGCGTTATTTAATGAGTGATATACAGAAATTATCACAGAAATCATTAAGTGAATTAATACCAGCAGGAAATTATCCTCATTGCCATAAAACTAAATATGAACAAAAGGCAATGGAAGTAATAAGAGAAATATTTAATATAATTGGAAAAGATGATTCACATTTTGAGCAAGTTATCGGTGGAGAAGAGATTTTTCAATTAGGTTTTCAATCAGAGATACGTTTATTTGGTACAATTAGTGCAAATGTATTTAGGGTATATTTTGTTGATTACTATCATGATTTTGAGTTTGATGAACGTAGAAATACTAGAAACAAAAAATATTGTGTGTTTTGCCCTATTAATTCAGAACTATAATGATTTTAAAGCCACTCATTTTGAGTGGCTATTTATATATCAATTTTTAGAATGGAGATGATATTTTGCAAGTAACAGAAAATTTAATATTACAATGTTTAAATGAACTAAATAAGAACTACATAAACAAGCAGATTTATAAAAAATACTATGAAGGAAACCATGCTATTTTAAGTAATTATACTATGCAGGACAGCAGGAGCAACATGAAACTTGTTTTCAACTTTCCTCGTAAATTTGTTGATAATGAGGTAGGGTATTTACTAGGAAAACCTGTGAATTATGTATCTAAATCTGATGATGAAGAAATTATAAAAGCTATTGATTTAAATACAAGTCATTGGGATAAGGAGCATAATATCAACCTAAGAAAACAGTCTGAAATCTTTGGAGAAAGTTATGAACTTAACTATATTAATGAAGAAGGAGAATTTTCCGCTGCAATACTTAATCCTTTGAATTGCTATGTACTTGAGGATGGTACAGCTGAAAGAAATGTATTACTGGCTATTCACAAGTATACAAAACAGTTTGATGATAATGAATATATGGATGTTTATACTGATAGTCAAATACTTCATTATAAAATAGGTAAGGCAACTGATGGAGTTGTATATTCAGAAGGAGGATTAGAGCTTTTAGGAAGTCATAATCATATATTTGGGAAAGTTCCTGTTATTGTATGTCCAGCAAATTCGGAAAGGAAGAGTGGTTTTCAGGATATTATATCTTTATTTGATGCATATAATGCTTTGAATTCAGATTTAGTAAATGAAATAGCAGACCACAGAAATGCGTATCTTGTTATTGAAAATGCAAAGCTTGAGGAAGAAGACCTTGGCAAAATGAAGCAAATGGGAATTATTCAAGTGCCATCAGGAGGGAAAGTAAGCTGGCTCACCAAAGATATTAATGATTCTTTTGTTAAAAATGAACTTGATAATATTGAAAGAAAAATCTATGACCTTATGGATGAGGTTAATTTCAATGAAAATTGGGCTTCTAATACTTCATCACTGGCACTTAGAAATAAATTATTAAATCTTGAAAACAGAGTATCAATGCGAGAAGCTATTATGGAAAAGGTAATTAAGAAAAGGTTAAAGAACCTTTTTATTTTTTTGTCCAAAAAAGAAGGAAAACAGTATGACTATAGGGATATTGCAGTGAAGTTTACAAGAAATCTACCAACAGATTTAACAGGACTTGCTGATGTTATTGTTAAACTTGAAAATGTATGTTCACAGGAAACTTTATTAACATTACTACCTTTTGTTGAAAATCCAAAGCTGGAAGTTAATAAGTATAGTTCAGAACAGAAAAAATTGAATTTATGGAATGTGGATGTTAGTAGTAAAGATACAATTAAAAATCAAAATTAATGAAAGGGGATAATTGACTATGAATAAATTAGTTAAAGATGAGATTGTTAAAATAAAAAAGGAAATGATGGACAAAGCGAATGGTGATGTTGAGGAAATTAAGAAGGAATACAAGAAATATCTTCTGATTTTAATTGCATTTATCAGTGACTATTATAATAGGCATATTTCTAATGGTAAGATAAGTAATTTTAGAAAAAATATTATTATGAACGATTTAGAGAAGGAGATAAAAGAATATGCCAATGAACTTTATGATTTTCAGTATGAATTTTTAATCAACGAATTAAAGGATATTTATGAAGAAACGTATTTCAAAAATCTTGAAGTTTTAAATGATGTAAGGCAAATGAATGTTAAAGGAGAACTTGTTCCAGAAGAAATAGGAAAAATAATTAATGCTAATTATCAAGGAAGCACTATTATTAATAGGCTTCAAAACAATATAAATGAATTTGCAGAGAGTATTTACAATAAGATTAACAGAAACATATTAAATAGAAAGACATTAGATGAAATGATTACAGATATATCAAAAACTTTTGAAATCAGTACATATGACAGCAAGGTTCTTTTAAATACAGAGCAGACTAGAATATTCACAGAAGCACAGGAAAAAGTATTCACAGATTTTGAAATTGAAGAAATTATGTGGTGTGCTGATGTTTGTTTAAATACCTGTATGTATTGTGAAGCAATGGATGGTAAAGCTTTTAGAATGGATGATGAAAATAGACCAACTATACCTGCCCATCCAAATTGCAATTGCTGTTGGATACCTCTTATAGAATAATTTGTGGTTTTAAGAATTAAAGGGGTTGATTTTTAAATATGCTATAATTGCTAGTATATAAATAGTAATTTATCGAACTGTTTTATTTTATGGGATTTTGAATATGTATATTTTGATAAAATTATATGTTACCATCTGAGAAGGAGAATGGATATGACTCAAAGAGAAGAAGAAGAATTTAGTAAACGAATTAAAAAAGCGAATGAATTGGGTATTAAAATACCTCGGGAACTTACTCCAAAGAGTTGCGTTAGAGGTGTATATGGTTTTTTTGCAGTAAAAAATATGAATGAAGAAATTCCATTTTATATCGGAAAATCAAATAATATTTTTCTTAGAATGTTTGGAAAGAGTTCTCATTTAAATGATTATTTAAGAGATGTGAGAAAAACTGAGGTTCATTGTAGTATAGAAAAATTTTTGCAGGATGGTTATCACATAGAAATAAGAATATTAAAAAAAGTGGAATATACTGGTGAACATTTTGAATCGGATGCGAACAAACTTGCTTTGGCGGAATTGAAAGAGTTAGTTGAGTGTCAAGATAAGGGATTTTGTTTAAAGCAGCTTTCAGAAGCTGTTAAAGAAAAATATGAACGGATCGAATGGGAAACAAAGTTCCCAAATCAATAACTTTTAATGATTGGATTTAATTCATGTAATTAGAACTCAACATCCTTATAAATTCCAATTTATAATTATGTCCTAAGTATGACATTAAACTGCTTTATTTTTATGCAAAAAATTATTAAAGCGTCTTTGGTTTTATGAAGTCAAAGGGGCAAGAAGGAGGAAAATTTCATGGATTTTAAAGAAGTAAAACAATTTATTGAGACTAATAAGGAACAGGCAGAAGTTAAGGAATATCTTCAGGACTTAAATAAAATAAGCGTTGATGGTATTGAAAAGTATGTTAATGAAGATGAAGGTGCTAAAAAGTGGATGGATTCAATTAAAGACAAACATTTTAACAAGGCACTGGAGACATGGAAATCTAATAATCTTGAAGGGTTAATTAATGATGAGGTTAAAAAGAGATTTCCTACGAAAGACGAAAAAGAGATTGAGGTTGAAAAACTAAAATCCGAAATTGAAAAAATGAAACAAGAAAAATTGCATGAAGCATTAACAAGTAAAGCTGTGAAGTTAGCTAGTGAGAAGAATCTGCCAGTAGAATTGGTGGATTTTTTTATTGCAGATAATGAAGAAAATACAGTTAAAAATCTTGGTGCTTTAGAGCAAAGTTTTAATTCAGCTATTCAAAAATCAGTAGAGCTAAGACTAAAGGGTGAAGGATATACTCCACCTAATAATGTTACTAATGAAAGAAAACCAAACAATCTTAATGATGCATTAAAAAATTATTATAAAAATAACTAATTGAAAGGGGAAATGATTATTATGGCAATTACATTACAACAAGCAAAATTAAACACTCAGGACGATATTCAAAAGGGGGTAATAGACGAATTTAGAAAGAATTCATTTATTCTTGATAATATTACTTTTGACAATGCAGTAACTCCTGGAACTAATGGAGCAACACTTACTTATGGGTATACAAGACTTATAACTCAACCAACAGCAGCATTTAGAACAATAAACAGCGAATATGCACCACAAGAAGTAACTAAGGACAGATATACAGTTGAACTTAAACCATTTGGAGGTTCTTTTGGTATAGATAGAATTGTAGCAAATACAGGTGGTCTTGTAGACGAAGTGAATTTACAGGTACAGCAAAAAGTTAAAGCTGCCAATGCTTTATTCAATGACACTATAATTAATGGAGATTCAGCAGTTGATGCTAATTCTTTTGATGGACTAAATAAGGCAATTACAGGCTCAAGTACAGAATATAATGCTGGAGCAGTTATCGATTTATCTACATCAACAGCACTTGATACAAACTATAAACAGTTTATGGATTTACTTGATGAGTTTCTATCAAATCTTGATGGCAAGCCAACATTCCTTGGAGGAAACTCAAAGCTTATAACCAAAATTAAATCCGTAGCAAGAAGGGCAGGATACTTGACTCAAAGTGAAGATGCTTTTGGCAGAAAAGTTGATGCTTATGATGGAATTGTTCTTGTTGACCTTGGAGCAAAAGCAGGAACTAATGACCCTGTTGTATCTATAGTAAATTCAAGAAAACCAAATGGTACTGATGCTGTGACAGGTTTAACAGACCTTTATGCCGCAAGATTGTCTCTTGATGGTTTCCATGCTGTTTCTCTTGCTAATCAAGATTTAGTTAAAATATGGCTTCCTGATTTTTCAACTTCTGGTGCAGTAAAGAATGGTGAAGTTGAAATGGTAGCAGCTGTTGCACTTAAATCTACAAAAAGTGCAGGTGTATTTAGAAATATAAAAGTAGTTTAAACAGGAGGTACATATGGCAAGGATATACTCAAACAATAAAAAATATAATGGTATATCCGCAGGAATAAGCTTTGTAAATGGGGTGGGAGAAACTGATGTCTCTCACCTTATTTCTTGGTTTAATGAAAATGGATATACAGTTTTAGAAGAAAAGATATTAAATTATGAAGATATGAAATATAAGGAGCTTACTGATTTAGCAAAGAAAAAAGGCATTAATGGTATTGGAATAAAAAAAGATGAGCTTATTAAAAAAATAAAGGAAATGGAGGAATAGCTTATGCTGGAAACTATGAAAATGCTTCTAGGAATTGATTCTGCTGATACATCAAAAGATAATATTTTGAACCATTATTTAAATAAAGCAATAATCATAATTTTAGGGTACTGTAATATAGATGCTTTAGATATAAAATATAATGAAATAACTGCTGATTATGCAGTTTATCTTTATAAAAACAAGGATTTAGAAGGGCTAGAAAGTAAAATTGAAGGTGATAAAAGTGTAAAGATCAGAGATGGTATTCCTGAAAATATAAAGAAGGCTCTGCCACTTCCCAAGATAAAAGTTGGTGGCTATAATGTTTAGTGATACAGAAATTGAGGTATTGTTTAATTCTGATAATTCATCAATCATAAAAACTGAATATGGGGATGTACAGCCATTTTCAAAGAATTACTCCTTTGAGGATGGGTTTAATTTTGAAGCTACCAAGAGAGCATTTTGTGATAAGGAAAGTATTATAAATGAAAATAGTTATCTCTTAATTGAAAATGAAAAATATAAAGTTATGGAAATAAAAACTTGGGATACATATATAGAAGCATTTTTATACGAATGTAAAAGGCAGGTGTAGCTGTTATGCAGGATATAGATGATATACTTGATTTTCTTTTGTATGAAAAAGGTACTGATATTATTTATAATGGAATATGTAAAAGGGTACTGATAAAAGATAGCGATTCAATAATTAATTATGAAGATGATAAACAGCTTTATACTGATTTTTCTATAAATACAGGAGATTTGATACAATACAAAAATAGTAATTGGTTTGTCATATCTCAGATTGATAAGCATGAGAAAACTTACAGGAGCAGAATAAGAAAAGTAGAGCAAAGTTTTAAAATGATTTTAGATAATAAGTTGTATACATTTCCAGCTATTTTTGAACCAGCTAATCAATCGGTTCAAACATCAAGTGTAATAAATGTGTGGTCTGGCAATCTAAAAGTAATTCTTCAAGATACGGATTTATCTAAAAAAATAGATGTGAATCTTGAATTTATTAAAATGGGTGCAAAATGGAAAGTTGATGGTTATACTACTGAACATTTGGGATTGAGAACTCTTTATTGTGAAAAGGGTCAATTTGGCACTAATGATGACCAAGTTAATGAAATTGCAGATATTGATTTATTGGCTCATTATAATCTAATTATAGCAAATGGTAGTTTTATTCAAATGGGAGTTAATCAAACTCTTCAACTCAATGCCATAGCAACTGTAACTATTGGTGGAAAACTTTCAATTTTGACAAATACGAAAATTAATTATTTAAGTTCTGATATTACGAAAGCTTCAGTAGATTCAAACGGATTAGTTACTTTTTATAATAATATTGGCAATGTAAATATAAGTGCTTCTTTGGATTTGGATAATTCTGCAACTAATAATATAGCGATTGCAATAGTTTCAGATTCACAAAATAACTATACTGTAGATGTAACTTCAGATGGTCAAGTTATAGAAGGTATTACAGATATTACTTTGAATTCAACAAAAATATTTGTTGGCACAAGAAAAAACAATGGATTCGATGTTCCTAACAGCCAGTTTAATTTTGAAATAATTCCAGGCAAAACCTTAGCAAGCAAATATACTCTTACAGTGCTAAATGATGCTAGCTGTAGTATAAAGGCTTTAGGTTCTACATATTTTATTACATTAAGATGCCATGATAGAAATGATAATTCAGTATATATTGATAAGACAATAAGATTAAAGTCAGGGTTTTAAAATAATAATTACAAAATACATTGAGTGGGTGAAATATCCTGCTCTTTTTTATATAAATTTAATTTTAAAGGGTGAAAGGGGAAATGTGTTTTATGAGTAATAAACCAAACGTTGAATATTTATTAAGCTTACATATATTAAGAAATTTAAAGGAAAGAAATTTAATTTCTGATGAGGAATTTGATGCTATAGATAGAGAAAATAGAAGGTCTTTTAAATATTATGATAATAAAAAAATAGCTTGAACTATTGCACCACTGATTATATCATGTGTGTAGCCAAGTACAATAAAAGGGAGGAGAAAATTTATGGCAAAGAATGTTCAAGTTTTAGAACCAGTTATAACTTTAAATTACAATAATGATGGCGAAGAAATTATAAATAAAAGGAGAGTTTGTGCTTACTGTAGGGTAAGTACAGACTCAGAAGAACAGATGAAAAGTTATAATGCACAAGTAAGTGAATATACTAAAAAGATAAAGGAAAATTCAGAATGGGAGTTTATTCAGATTTATACCGATGCAGGTATAAGCGGCACAAATGTTAAAAATAGACTTGGATTTAATAGAATGATTAAGGATTGTAAAGACGGAAAGATAGACCTGATTTTAACAAAGTCAATTTCAAGGTTTGCACGAAATACAGTTGATTGCTTAAATAACGTAAGGATGCTTAGAAACATTGGAGTTGAAGTATTCTTTGAAAAGGAAAATATATATTCCTTTGACCCAAAGGTGGAATTAGTGCTTACCATGATGAGTTCTATTGCACAAGAAGAAAGTAGGAGTATTTCTGAAAATTCAAAGTGGGGAATTAAAAAGAGATTTAAAGATGGCGTTACAATTTGCAATACCACTAGACTTCATGGATATGATAAAGATGAAAAAGGAAACCTTGTCATAAATAAAGAAGAAGCTAAAATTATAAAAAGGATTTATAAAGAATATTTAGAAGGCAGTGGCTATTCAACAATTGCAAAGGGACTTGAAGCAGATGGAATAAAAACTGTAACTGGAGGAACTACATGGCATGGTTCAACAATCAGTAAAATTTTGAGTAATGAAAAATATTATGGAGTGCTACTTCTTCAAAAGACGGTTACTGTAGATTACTTAAGCCATAAAAGGGTAAAGAATAAGAATTTAGAACCAATGTATAAGATTGAAAATAACCATGAGCCTATAATTTCAAAGGAAATATTTGATGCAGTTCAGGAAGAAAAGAAAAAGAGATTTGAAATATCTAGTGGTAAAAATAAAGATAGAACTAAATACACAAATAAGTATGCTTTTAGTGGTAAGCTATTCTGCGATAAATGTGGAAGAACACTAAAGAGAAGAACTTGGAATTCAGGAACACCTTCTGAAAAAATAATGTGGCAATGTAACAATTACATTAAAGGAATAGAGAATTGCTCTGCAAAAGCAGTAAGCGATGAAGTATTGAAAAGAACTTTTGTCCAGCTATATAATGATATGGTTGAGGATAAGAGTTCTTTTTTTAAAACTTTTATGGCTAATATAGAAAAAGTTCTTGAAAAAGATATAAGTGTAAATAAGATTAATGATATAATAGGGCAAATAGGGATTTTTGAACAAGACTTAAAGAACCTCATACAGCTTCAATTAAGAGGTAAAATAGATGAGAAATATTATGATGAGGAATATCAAAGAATTAAATGTGAAATTGATAAGCTGAATGATGAGAAAATTAATCTTGAAGAAGAGCATTTAAAAGATTCAGATTATAAGCAAAGGCTTAAAAATATTTCAAAGATATTGAATGAAAATGGCGAAGGTATGAAAGAGTTTGATGAAGATATATTTACTGCCCTTGTAAATAAAGTGATTATAAAATCGCCAGAGCATTTTGTATTTGTCCTTGAAAATGGGATAGAGTTTGAAAGACAAGCTTATTGTAGTAGCCAACACTCAGGGCACGTTGAGACGGTAGTTAAGCTTAAAAGGAAAGACAGTTAGAAGCATTGATATAGCTGGGGTTAGAAAATGGTAAAAAGTGTGTATGTTTGGCGATACAGGGGTAGGAAATATTTGATTTACTACAAATTATAGAAAACATAAAATAATAGAGTTATAATATAATTGCATTGGCATAGTCTGGTGCAATTATTTTTATATAAATCAATAGAAAGAGGAGCTAATATAATGGATATACTTCAATATGAATCTAAGATTTGGGCTACTGCTGACTTGCTACGTGGTAGTGGCATTAAAGAATCAGAATGGCCGTCATTTATGATGCCTTTTTTTGCATTAGCAATGATTGAAAGTAGATTAGTTAGAATGTTTGATGATTTAAAAGCTGAAATTGGTGAAGAAGCCTTTAATAATATGGATAAAGAAGATCAATATGCTATTATAAACGATAAGGGTCAAGGATATAATGTATACATTTTTGAGCATAACAAAACTTTAGCTGACATCTGCAAAAATGATAAGTCTTTTACTATTGATTTTGATGCATATCTTAATGGATTTGATAGTGAAACAAAAGATTTACTTGGAGTAGAAGCTAGTGAAGGTGAAAAATTTCTTGATATTAGGGGGGTTATAACCAAGCTTAATGCCAAAAAAGTATTACTTGGTTACACTAAGATATGGTCCGAAATTGATCTTAAATTTTACAATAATTCTGAAATAACAACCCTTGAAGAACATATCAAGCGTAAATGGGCAGATATGTCAGCGGAAACTGCTGGGGAGCAATACACACCAGATGATGTAATTGCTTTGATTTCTGAAATTATTGCTTCTAAAATTGAAGAATCTGATACATTACTTAAAATATATGATTGTACTTGCGGTGGAGGTAATATGCTATTTGGTGTTGAAGACCGCATTAAGGAAAAATTCACACGACTTACACAAACTTTTGGACAAGATTGGAATGATGCGTTATATGCTCTTGCTAAAATTGAAAGTCGTTTTCGTGAGGATTCTAAAATTGAACATGGTAATACTTTAGTTGATGATAAGTTTTATAATGAAGAATTTGATGTGGTTGTAGCTAATCCACCTTATGGAGTAAGTTGGAAGGGCTATCAAAAATATATTCAAAATGATAAAACTGGACGATTCAAATATCTTCCATCTGTTTCAGATGGTCAATTATTATTTATGCAGCACTTAATTTCAAAAATGGATGCAAATGGCGTGGGCGTAGTAGTACATAATGGTTCCACTTTGTTTAGTGGAGATGCTGGCTCTGGGGAAAGCAACATACGTAAATGGATGTTTGATATGGATATAGTTGAAGCTATAATTCAACTACCTACAGATGAATTTTTTAATACAGGAATTTATACTTATTTATGGGTGCTTAATAAAAATAAGAAGCTTGAGAATAAAGTAATGTTAATTAATGCTAGTGAGAAATTCAAGCCACTCAAAAAAAATAAAGGTTCTAAACGTAAAGAAGTTGATGAAACTAGTCGTTTAGAAATTGTTGAAACACTTACTAAGTATAAAAACAATGATTATGCTAAAGTATTTGATAAAGATTTTTTCTATTATAACAAGCAATCTATTATGCTTACGAATGTGGATGAATATGGTAACAGCTTTGAAGCACGTCTACCTATGGCAACTAATAAAAAAACAGGAATGGAAGAAAGAGCAAAAAGCTTAAAATTGAAACCAATAAAAATTAGTAATGGAGAACGTGAAATTACAGAATTTAAAATTACTAATTTTGATACAGTTAAGTATAATTCTTTAGTTGAGTATTTTGAACAAAATATAAAACCATTTATTGCTTCCTTAGATTATAGAGAACAACCACTAGTAGTAAGTACTACTAAGGGGAAGTATTGGTATGATAATGAAAAAGATACATTAATAAGAGAAAGTAATGGTGAAAAAGAGGCATTAGGTTGCGGTAAAATTGTAGTGAAAGCTGCCTTTAAAAGATCAACTAAAACACAGCCAGAACGTATAGAAATAATTGTAGAACTTACTCCTGACTATCAAAAGGATTATGAGATTATTCCTTATCATGAAGAACAAGCTGAAAATCAAGAGGAAATTGCAGCTTTTATGGATAAATATATAACTAAACCTTTTACATATTTGGAAAATACAGTTGGTGTGGAGATAAACTTTAACAAGATTTTTTATAAGCCAGAGAAACTAAGAAAAGTTGGAGATATACTGGCAGAGATTGATGAGATTGATAGTAAGTTAAGGCAGCTTGAAGAGGAGCTAGAGTTATGATGAGGCATGAATTTAAGAAATATGATAAGTATAAGGATAGTGGTGTTGAATGGATAGGAAAAGTACCTTTTAATTGGATAAGTGGGAGGATTAAAGACTTTGCGGATATAAATGTTAGTACAAGAATACCAACAAATCTTACTAATGATGATTTAGTTGAATTTGTTCCTATGACAAATGTGAATAACAATATAGGAAGGATAGAAAAATTTAATTTTGTACCGCTGAAGGCAGTTTCTAGTGGCTATACTAAATTTAAAAATCGAGATGTTATTTTTGCGAAAATTACACCTTGCATGGAAAATGGTAATTGTGTAATTGTAAATGGTTTGTCACATGATATAGGTTTTGGTAGTACTGAATTTATGGTTTTTAGATCTTTTAGAAAGTTGACAGAAGAATATTTACATTATTTTCTACATAATGATTTATTCCGACAAAATGCTGAACCATTTATGAAAGGAACAGCTGGACAGAAAAGAATAAGTAGTCAATACATGACTACACATTATTTAGCTTTACCACCAATTTCAGAACAAAAAACCATCACTAACTACCTAGATACTAAAACTACTCAAATTGACAAAAAAATATACCTACTCACTAAAAAGGTTGACCAATATAGCGAGCTTAAACAATCCCTTATTAATGAAACGGTCACTCATGGTTTAGATAAAACTGTGGCAATGAAAGATAGTGGTGTTGAGTGGATTGGGAAAATTCCAGAACATTGGGAGAAAAAGCGAGTTAAAGATTTGTTTGTGGAATCAAAAATAAAGAGCGTAACTGGTCAAGAAACTTTACTTTCGGTTTCTGAATATAGTGGAGTAACACAAAAGAAAGATAATGTTGGTAATGACGAATTGTTGACAAATGCTATCACACTCGTTGGTTACAAGATTTGTAAAGCAGGTGAGCTGATTATTAATATTATGCTTGCTTGGAAAAGGGGATTAGGTGTTTCATCTTTTGATGGAATTGTTAGCCCATCTTATGCTGTATATTCTCCTAATAAGTCTATATGCTCAGCATACTTTCATTACTTATTTCGGTCTAACAGGGCAATAGTAGAATTTAAGCGAAATTCCACAGGAATAATTGAATCAAGATTGCGTCTCTATAGTGATAACTTTTATTCTATTGATGTTGTTATACCTGAATATAAAGAACAAAAAGCCATCGCCAACTACTTAGACACTAAAACCGCTCAAATTGATCGTATTGTAGAAACCATTAATACTGAAATTGAAAAACTGAAAGAACTACGTAAAACACTTATTAATGATGTTGTTACTGGAAAAATTAAAGTGATTACGGAAGGGGAATAAGTATGAATGAGCTTAATCTACAGGATAAATTCTTGTTACCTTTTTTTAGAGAGAGCCTTGGATATCGAGAGGTAAAAGCTAATACAATAACTAATTCCTTAATTATTGAAGAGGACTTACAGGAATTTATATCTGAAACAGAGCTAAATAAAAAGCCCTATGAGGCTTTATTAAAAAGATACAGTGGAGATAAAAATAAACTGCTTAGGGATTTAATTGAGTTGATAAAAGATCGTATAGGAAGTAACCGTAATATGGCACTATTCATTAATAATAATAAGACGGTTACTCTGCAGAATATCAAACTTAATTTGTTTTATACAGGTGATAGTGTGATTCATAACAATGACCTATTTGATGAAAATATTTTTTCAGTAGTGCAAGAATTGCCGTATAAGTATGATTATGAGGGTAAGCAAATATTCTCTTTCAGACCAGATATTACGTTGTTTGTGAACGGGATTTATTTAGGGTACAGTGAATTAAAATCTAATTATACCAATCAAAGTGCTAGTAAAAATGGTAGGGGCAAGGTGATTAAAGATTATTTTGAGGCAGTGAGAGTATACCATAAATATTTTGATAGCAGTTATATATTAGGTGAAAAAGAAAAAGATTTCTATCGTAAAGATTTTTTGAAGATTTTTGAAAAAGCGATTCATATCACCACTACGGATATTGGTGAGACTTATGTTATTCGTAATATATCTGATTATTTTGAGGAGATACTTGCTAATTGCCGTCAGGGTAAGTTTGACTATGAAGATATAGAAAAAGAAATTAAAGATTCTTTTAAGCCTTACCCACTATTAAAACCAAATGCTGATAAGAAGGACAAGCTTAAGGAGCTATTTACGGTATTATATGGAAAAACCTTTATTGAAAAAGAGATTTTATATTATAATTTTATAGAACGTGATGTATGTGTCACTAAAAATGGTAAAGAATTAAAGGATGAAAAGGGGCATTTGATTTCACCACGACCAAAGCAAAAGTTTGGTACTGATAAGATAATGGCTAAAATTGATGAGCTTTTAGCCCATGAACAAGAGGATGATTATTTTGGTAAACTATTAGAAAAACAGCTAGCAGGTGTATCGGAAGCAAAGAAAAAAGAACTTTTAGAAAAGCGAAGGGCCTATTCTAATAATAAAAACGTTTATTCTTTGCTTATGCAATATGCAGCTGGTTTTGGAAAGTCTAATATTATAGGATGGTCTGCTTTGCAGCTAAAAGATTTACGTCGGAATGGTGAGTATTTTTATGATAAAATTATGATTGTAGTGGATAGACTTCAGCTGCGTGGACAAATTGATTCAAAAATGCTTAATATGAACATAGATAATCGTATGTATGTTGAAGCTAGCAACAAGAAAACTTTTCAAGAAGCGCTTGCTTCTGATATGCGCATAGTTATTGTAAACTTACAAAAGTTTGGTTCGGTAAAGGATATGCTAGATGATGAAGTCTTACAAAAACTAGCTAAAATGCGTATTGTATTTTTAATTGATGAGATTCATCGTTCAAATAGTGGTGAACAACATGAAGAAATGCTTAGTATATTTGATGAATTGCAAGAACCCTTTGATAATAATAAAAAATATTTACAGATACGTAAAAAGAAAAATTTAATAATTGGTTTTACTGCAACCCCAGATGACCACACACTAGCAAGATTTGGAGAATTTAGTGGTTATGCGGAAAGTGAAAAATTGTGGAGACCATTTGATTCTTATACTATGAAAGAGGCAATTGATGATGGATATATTTTAAACCCACTTGAAAATATTGTACCTGTAGCAACTAAGATGTTGTTCGATTTACCGAGTAACAAACTAGAAGGTTTTACTGAAAAAGAATATAAAGATGCCCAGAAAAAACAGATTTATGAAAATCGTGAACGCATAGATGCAATTGCTAAATATGTAGCAGATTTGTTAGTAAAAGATGTATATCGCCAAATCCGTGGAACTGGTAAAGCTATGCTGGCAGTACATTCTATTAAATCTGCAATTGCTTATAAACAGGCAATTACCAAGTACTTTAATGAGCTAGTTTCAGAACCAAAATATTCAAAGTATAAAGAAGCTCCTATTTATATAGTATATTCTGATAATCAGGATGAACAAAAGGCTGCTAGTCTTAATAATAACTTAAGTGAAAAAGATGTATTGGATAACTTTGCACAAAAGAAAAACGGTTTGATAATTGTGGTAGCAAAGCTTCAAACAGGTTTTGATGAGAAAAAGCTCCATACTCTATTTTTAGATAAAGAGATTAGGGGTATTAGTGCAATTCAGACTATTTCCCGTGTAAATCGAACCACTAAATATAAGAATGATTGCAAAATTGTCGATTTTTCTTATAATAATGTAAATGTTCAGAATATCAAGGATGCATTTGAACATTTTTCTGATGTGGTGGTAAGTGATTTTGATCCCTTTGGTGATAAGAGAGTTTTAGATATACTCTTTTTACATTTGAAAAAATCAGATGTATTTGATAAATTTTTTACTATGTTTATGGATATATATAATGACAAAGCTAAAAAAGATAATCCGGAAAATTATTTAGATTTTGAAAATAGTTTAAAAAAATACATAGATTTAAACCCCAAACATACTGCTGATGTAAAGGCTAAGGAAGCACAGTATTTTACTATTTTAAACCGAATTGAATATGTGATTGACCTGGATGCTAAGTACAATGAGGAAAGTTTCCTATTTTTCTGGCGTAAATTTAATACTTTTTATAACACAATGCATAAAAGTAAAGATATAAAAGATCCTATTGAGGTTTATTTTGATAATCAAATTGGTATTATTGAAGTAGAAACTTCTGAAACAAATGAAGAAAAAAAGAAACCAACTAAGGTAGCAGAAGCAAAAGAATCCTATGGCTCTTATCAGTTCGATATTCTTGCAATCATTGAAGCACGTAATGAGCATGAGGCTAAAACTGCTTTACTTATTAATGATTTTGAATCTAAAATTAAAGATTTTTTTGATTATGTAGAAAATGCTAATGAAGGTACAAGATTAATAGTTAAAATGAAATCTCATGTATCAGAATCAGAAATCTATGATGACTTTGCGAAAATATATAGAAAATATAAAGCACTTAACCGTAAAAAAGTAGGAGAGTATTTTTTTAAAGAAATGGATGATTTAGTAGATAAACTTTGTGATGATTTTGAAAAATGTATAATGGAAAAATCAGAAAAATAAAGTAAAACAAATTATTATAGATATAAAATTTGAAATAAAGCAAAATATAGGTACTTTCTTAGAATACTTAAAAGGATGGAAGAAAGAATTATAATGCCATTTTGAATAAAACTAAAGCAATTAGTCCAAAATAATTAATAGTATTGACATTGAAATTAAAATTTTAATATGCTATTATTTAATTACAACATGAAAATGTAGGCTTTTATATGCATATATATAAGTATAGTTATTTATAGAAAGAGAGGATGGGGTGTATGATAATTAAAAATTATATGGATATCGTGAATATTCATAATTGGTTAAAAGATTCATATACTTTTTCATCTGTAGAATTTCAAGAAAAAAGTACTTTGTTCGAAAAAAAAGATATTAATGATATTGATAATTCAAGTGATATTAGTTTTGATAAACTTATAGGTTATAATTATGTTTATAATTATTTCTATTTCCTTCAAAAATATATTAAAAATAAGAATATGAACTTTAGTTTTAGTAGTTTAAAAAACATCTATGACTTAAAAGAATATATAGACAATCAGCAAGATGTAGATATTAAAGCTTTTTGTGATTGGTTTTTTAAAGATGGTGAAGGACTAAACAATATTATTAATTTTATAGAAAGTTTAAATACAGATAATTATGAAAGTGATAAAATCTTTAAAGTATTAAAATATTATAACTACCTTATTGAAGATTCTGTATATAATGATCCAGAAACTATTCAAACTTTTTTAACAGAGGGTTTAATAGATCCTTTTATTAAAGTTAATAAGTTTGTTATAAGAAATAATACTAGGAAAAGTGTAAAAGATGAAGATAATTCAATTTTGTATGACATTGAATTAGGTGATTACAATCCATGGGAAACGGATTGCTTAAGTTTGAATTTTATTAATAATTTGGAGAAGCCTACAGATTTGCAGGCTTCTTTTTATAATATTAGGGAGGCATTACAATGAAACTTGATAGAACTTTGTATCATGATATACAATTAAAAAATATTCAAATGATAGGCATCAATTGTTATTTGAATGAGAAAATTGATACTGGTAAAAAAATAAATACACCACTGCCATTACATATAGAATTAAAAAATGAGAGTACAGTAATATCTAGCACTAGAGGTATATCATATTTGAAAGTAAAAGTACAATTTGAAAATAAGGACAATGAGCTTTTTTATATAGAGGTAAATTATAGAGGATTATGTGAAGCTATAAGACCAATTGAAGAAAAAAATATGAAATTTTATCTTAAAATACAAAGCGTACCTATGCTTTGGGCTTACGCAAGAGAAACTATAAACAATGTTATGCTCAAAATGGGACTTCCACCAATTGTTCTTCCAGCTCTAAATATTAATAAAATGATGGATATAATGAACGAGGAAAGAAAGAATGTGGAGGAATAGAAATGTCTTGTCTTGGTAACGTGGAACTTCAAGTTCTTGATAAAAATAATGAGTATACCAGAATGATAGAAAATAGAGCACGAAGAATATCAAAATATATAAATAGCGAAGAAATTTTTGATATATTATGTATCTTTTTATTAAAATTTAGAAGTAAAGAGTATTTTGAAGCTTGCTTTAGAGAGTGGCTAGAGAAAACGCAGGAATATGCTGAAATTTTTGATATTGAAAATATAGAGAGCTTTTGTGAAGAAATTTCAGATACATACAATAAATCAAGAAATGATGAAGAGATAAATGATTTTAGAGGTAAATTATTTGAAGTAATTATGAAAGAAAAGTATGCCCCAATTTATTGCAAAAGAGATAGTATTATGGAATGTGGTTGTAAAGTAATTATAGATAAAACAGAAATTATTTATGAAGATATTTATCACAATATTGATTGTACTAAAAAGACAGTTGACATTGCAGGATATAATTCTAAAGATGCAGAATTTTATGAAATAAAAGTTGGACCTAAAAATTTCAAATATAATATTATACTGTATTTGAATAAATTATTTGATTTTGCTAGTGAAAAGAAGATTACTCAAAATTTGATTATAGGTTGTGCTACTATGGAAAAAAGGGCAAGCCTAATTCAAAGTTTAGAAACTGAAAAGAAGAAGTATGATTTTTTAAACTATAGTAATCTTATGATTAGGGGAAGAGAAGATATAGAAAAAAGATTTTTTAGCTAATTTAATTACTATTATAAAAATGAGCATATTAAAGTGCGAATCTAAATTTATATGCTTAGTGAATATTACGCTCCATTAGAACCGTAGTTTCATATTTTTGAAACTATCTATTCACAGTAAAAAACCATCGTTTCACTTGTTGGTACCGCCTAATGGCGGCACCTTAAAAATTTGATTATAAAAGTGTTTTTTCTGAAAAATGTTCTCTCATATTCATACTTCCTGTATCAATACGAATGGATTTGTGTACGATACGGTCTAAAATAGCATCAGCTACAGTGCCGCCACCTAATCGAGTATGCCAATCTGACACTTTATACTGGGTGCAAAATATGGTTGAATGGCAATCATATCGTTTTTCTGTAAGTTCAAAAATGAATCTAACATCTTCATCAGATAATTCTTGTAGGAGCCATTCATCTAGTATTAAGAGATGATAGTTAGAAAATTTACTTACTAGTTTGCTAATTCCTTTACCTTGCAGAGCAGCTTCAGCACGAAGCTCTAAAAGTTCTGGTACTCTTATGTAACGTACTCGATATAACTGTCTACAGGCAGCTTTTCCTAATGCGCAAGCTAAAAAAGTTTTACCTGAACCTGTGAAACCATTAAGCACAACACTATAGTTATTACGCATGTATTGGCAGGTTGAAAGTTCAATAATTTGATTTTTATCAAGCCCCCTATTTGCATAGTAAATTGAGTTTACATCCGCATCTGCAAACCTAAATCGAGCTTGCTTCATTAAACGATTTGAACGTTTGTTATTTTTACACTGGTATAGACTATCTATAGCTAAAGTTATTCTTTCATCAAACGTCATGGTTGTATAGAGAGGTTGATCGTCACCTTGTATTTTTAATATATCAACCATTTCATCGAGGTTTAGTTCTCTAAGCTTTCGTTTGGTTTCATCACTTATCATATCTGCCACCTCCATAGTATTCTGAGCCTCTTATATAGCCATGAGAATTAGTATTTGACTCTACTGTTTTAAGATGGGCACTTTTCTTCTCAAGATAGATAACATCTTGATTGCTAGCAAGAATTGACTTAAGTTGTTTATAACGAGGTACACGTGTCATAGGCAAAGCTATTTCACATGCAGCTTCAAGACGTTCCTCCGAATAACTCTTACTCAATTTTAAAACTGATAGAGCAGAGTTATAACCTTGCTCTTTTATGGTTACACTTTTAAATATACGCTCAATAACTTCGCTTGTGTGAGCACCTATACTAGCTGCCCATTGTTTCAAACGGATATCATTCATTTCAGGTTGACTAAAGGCATCAGACATATCTTCTTTATGGGTAGAATATTTGTTGCTCACATAAAGCGGAAATCTTGGATGTGTAGAAATACGCTTATGATTATTATATATTTCTACAACACTATCTGTGAGTTTTGCATCCACATATTGACCAACGAAAGCAAATGGCACAGAATAATAATTCTTTTCGATACATACGTGGCTATTAGGATATATTTTGTGATTGTACTCCCATCCAGCTACTTCATAAGGAACTTTAGGAAGCTCTCTAAGGTAGCTTCTTTCTTCCTCAAAGACCTCAATTCTACTGTACTGACGCTTCTGAAATGGTGCATTATTAAATGCTTTTAAAGCCTTTGAAACAGCTTCTTTCAATTCATATACTGAATAAAAAGTATGTTGACGTAATTTGGCAATGATAGCAGTTGCTACTTTACCAACGGTACCTTCTACAGAGCTTTTTTGTTTAGGTTTTCTTACTCCAGTAGGCATTATAGCAGTAACGTAATGGCTTCCCAGAGCTTCATAGGCATCTGTAAGTATGATATCTCCTTCTTTCGGATGCTTTACAACTCCCACCTTAAGATTGTCACATACAGTTTTTACAGGAACACCTGAGAAAAACTCATACATATGGATATGGCATCTAAGCCAGGTGTCTTGCTTTTCATCTAGAGTAGGTTCTACATATGCGTATTGACTATATGGTAGGCAGGCTACAAAGAGATGAATCTTTGTAATTTCGCCTGTATCTATATTTACAATTTCCATATGCTTACCGCTCCAATCTACTTCAACCAC